AAATTTATGGGTGTAAACAGATTTGAAAATCAAAACAACCAAGTGCCAATAGGTGCAACTGACAAAAGTAGATACTGTTTTGTTACAGAGGAGGGTTTTGGGTGCGTCCACCACAATGAGGCATAACTACTCGCTAACCGCAAAAAATATTATAATAAAATGAAACAATATACTGAAAGACAAACTATTATGATAAGCAAAAAACAAGCTGAAAGTTTAGCTATTCTTAAAAGTTATGATGTAAATGTTAGCCAATTTATAAGAATTGCAATAAAAGAGAAACTCCAAAAAGATTGGAAGCAAATAAAAGAACGTAAAGAAATAATTAAAATGCCTTTTTGATATGAATAGCCTCTCAGAAATGGGGGGCTTTTTTGTTTAAAGTACGATAGTACGTAAAAAACCTCCTACTCTACACTATAGGTAAATATACATTGTGTGTGTGTAATAATGTAAGATAACACACGCAACACACATCTTTTCCGTAATATTTTCATATAGGGTAAAAAAATCGTACTATCGTACTATTGCCCGTAACTATTGGGATTGAACCGCAACGCAAAGTATTTTAAAAAATATTTATCGTACTTTGTATTTTGTATTTAATTTATTATTATATTTGCAAAAGCTGGGGCACAAGCTAATTTAAAGAAATTTAAAATTAAACCTTATTGGTGAGTAGTCGTGCCCGATGAAAGCCTCTAAGGTTTTTTTATTTATAAATATTATGAAAAAATTAATTGTTCTTAATTTAAAAGAGTTTTTTGAAATTGGTTTTAATAATCAATTTAAAATTTTATCGGAATTGGAAAAGCAAGTTGTCGAATCAATAGAAATTCAAGAAACAATATGTGTTTCATACAGTGATGATGGCATAGTTATATTTGATTTAACTAAAATTGAATATAAAACAAAAACAATATTTTATTACTCATATACAACAACTGCATCATAACCATGAAAGTTAATTATTTTAAAAATAACAAGTCGGTTTCTCCCGATGAAAGGCCAAAGGATGCTGTTTATTATTTAGATAGGATTCAAAATGGAAAACATAAAGATATAGTAACTCAGATAAGGGCAGAGGTCGATAAACAAAAAAGAAATTTACTTAAATCCAAATTGTCGGCAGTTACTTTTTGCGGTACTTTTTCAGTAAGAAGTAAGGCTGATTTTAAGCAAGGTTCAGGACTTGCAATACTTGACTTTGACGATTTAGAAGACGTTGTTGATTTTAAAGAAAATTTAAAAAACAATAATTTAATTTTTTCTGCATGGGTTTCTCCTAGTGGTAATGGATTAAAAGCACTTGTAAAAATACCTGTTGTAAATACTGATTTTGAATATAAGGAAATTTTTAAGCAATTAAAAGATATATTTCCAAATGTTGATGATAGCGGAAAAGATATTAGCAGGCTATGTTATGAAAGCTGGGATGAGGATATTTATATAAATTTAGATTCCAATAAATTTATACCTACTTACCCTGAAAAAACTATTGAAACAATAAATTTAGGGTGCGTAACAAATGTTCCAATAATAGATAGTGATGAGATTGCAAATAGGCTAGTAAAGTGGTTTAAATCAAAATTTGACCATAACAATAGAAACTCAAGTCTTTTTAAGTTGGCCATTGCTTTTAACGATTTTGGAGTTGATAAAATGGTATGCACTAGATACCTGCATACTTTTTCCCAAAAAGATTTTAACGAAGATGAAATAAATAACTTAATAAATTCGGCATATAAAAATTCAGCTAACTTTGGTAGTAAGCAATTTGAAGATAATAATAAAAGAAAAGTACTAGAAAATTTAGTTTTATCTGGTAAAAACAATAAGCAAATTTTAGATAAGTTTAAGGAAATTTCATCTAATAACATAGAGGCCGAAATAAACATAATAAAAGAAAACATAAAGTTTGATGTTTTTTGGGATTTTGACGACAAAGGAAAATTAGAAATTTCAGCTTACAGATTTAAATTATATCTTGAAAGCCTTAATTACTTTAAATATTACCCAACTGAAAAAACAAAAACCTTTATTTTTGTAAAGAAAGAAAATAACTTTATTGATATAATAACTGAGTTTCAGATAAAAGATGAAATATTAGTAAATTTAGTTCAATCTAATAACATAGAGGCTTTTGACGTTGCAGCCGAAAAACTTTCAATGTTTACTCCTAAATACTTATCAATAGTTGACACAGCAGACGTATCAATTGATAAAGATAGTAATGATTTTGCTATGATTTACTACCAAAATTTAGCACTTAAGATAAAAAAAGACTCAATAGAAAAAATAGAGTACAACAATATGAGTTCTTTTGTTTGGAAAACACAGATAATAAATAGAACGTACGTGGATGTTGATCATCACGAAAGTCAGTTTAGGAGTTTTATTTGGTTTGCTAGTGGCCAGAGTAAGGAAAAGTACAATACCATGAAGTCAGTAATAGGTTACTTATTACACTCACATAAGACTGCAAGTAATAATAAGGCTATTATTTTTAATGATGAAACAATTAGCGATACTCCAAATGGCGGAAGCGGAAAGGGAATTATTATCAACTCTATTTCTCACATGAAAAAGACATCAACAATTGATGGTAAAACCTTTGATTTTAATAAATCATTTGCATTTCAGACCGTAAACACAGATACGCAAGTGTTGGCCTTTGATGATGTTCGTAAAAACTTTGAGTTTGAAAGATTGTTTTCAGTAATTACCGAAGGTATAACTATTGAATATAAGGGTAAGGATGCTATTAAAATACCAGTAAAAGATAGTCCTAAAATTATTATTAGCACTAACTATACTATTAAAACAGATGGAGGTTCTTTTCAACGTAGAATTTTTGAAATAGAAATGAGTAACTATTTTGGAGTAAATCACACCCCTCTAGATGAATTTGGAAATTTATTATTTGATGAATGGTCTGATTTAGAATGGCAGCTTTTTGATAAATTTATGATAAATTGTATTCAATATTATTTAGCAAATGGCCTTGTAAAGTCAGGTACTAATAATTTAGAGTTGCGTAAATTTATAAATGAAACAAGCCAAGAATTCTACGAATGGACAAACGATGGATCTATTGATATTAATTGCAGGATTGGTAAAAATGAAGTTTTAAATAAATATTGCGAAGAGTATCCGGATGCTAGAAAATTTGTAACAAACAGAACAATTATGAAATGGATAAAAAAATATGCAGAGTTTAAGAAATTAACATACTCAGAAGGAAATACTAATGGCCAAAGATGGTTTGTTATAGGGAGTGTTGAAAAGGGTGCAATAGTAAGTAACGAACTTTTAGAAGATCCTTTTTAATATGCTAAGAGATTATCAATGGCAATCAATTCAAGATATTGAAAGTTGCACAGAAAAAAACGTACTATTACAATTACCTACTGGAGCAGGAAAGACATTTACATTCTGCGAGATTGCCAAAAGGTTTTTTGCTATTGAAGTTAAAAAGATACTAATTTTAGTACATAGGACTGAATTACTTGAACAAGCAAAAAAGTCTTTAGGCGAAAGATGTTTCTCAATTTCAGATGGAATAAAGGTAATACCTAATAATTATGATTATTATGTAGGTATGGTTGAAACAATACATAGAAGGATTAATAAACTTCCAAAGTTTGGGCTTGTTATTATTGATGAGTGCCACATTGGAAACTTTAAAAAGATGCCTTTTTTTACTGATGAAAATGTAAAAGTATTGGGTGTTACTGCCACACCAATTGGAACTGATCCTCTTTGTAATGTATATCAAAAATTATTAATGCCTACTACAATTTCAAATTTAATTGAAAGTGGTTATTTATTAAATGCTAAAGCTTATGGAGTTGCATCTGATGTTGTTGGTGTTCAGAAGTTTAAAACAAAAGGAGGCGATTTTGATACAAATCAATTAGACCAGTTTTATTCATCAGAGCAAATGGTTTTTAATGTATTAAAAGCATACAGGGAATATTCTTTAGATAAGAAAGCACTTATATTCAATGTTAATATTAACCATAATAATTGTGTCTATAATGCTTTTAGAAACGACGGTTATAATGTTTATTATTTAGACGGATTAACTCCTGCAAACGAAAGGAAGGTTATACTTCAAAAGTTTAAATTAGAAGATGATGCCATACTATGTAATGTTGGTGTGCTTACTACTGGCTTTGATGAGCCAAGTGTTAAAACTATATTCTTAAACAGAGCAACTAAATCACTTGCTTTATATCTTCAAATGATTGGCAGAGGTTCAAGGCTTTATGAAGGTAAGGAGCATTTTACAATAATAGATTTAGGTAAAAATACTGACAGGTTTGGTTTTTATGATGACTATTACGATTGGGAAAAGTATTTTAAACAAGGCACTAAATCAGATGGTAATGGAGTTATGCCATCAAAAGAATGTCCAAAGTGTAGTTTTATTCAACATACAAGAAAGTTGATATGTGAGAATTGTGGCCATAGCTTTGAAGAAGAAAAATCAAAGCAAGATGCACAAGAAAAAGAACAGAAACTATATTTGCTTATCAAAAAAAATCCTATCAATATACCAACAGAAAGGCTTTATGAAGTAGCCGCAGAGAAAGGATGGAAGGAATACGCTATACTTCACAAGGTGGCTGAACATATTGTTAATTACCAAAACAAGCATAAAGAATTAGTAACTAATGAATATTGTGAAAATATTAGTCTAATTGAATTATCTAAATGGTGCAAGAAATACAATAAAAAAAACAATCATTGGCATAGAAACTTTATAACAACTTTAATAAATGAAAAGCGAAAACTACTTACAGCAACAGATTTACCTTTGGTTCAACAATAACTATTGCTTAACAAACAATCCAAACAGAGGCCTAATATTCTCAATTCCAAATGGAGGCACAAGGAATATTCGTGAGGCTATGACTTTTAAAGCAACTGGACTTTTAAAGGGTGCATCCGATTTGGTCGTAATATTCCCGAATGGTAAACTATGCTTTATTGAATTAAAGACTGATAAAGGTATTCAAAGTGCTGAGCAAAAGGATTTTGAGCAACGAATAACTAAGGCTGGATATGAATATCATTTGATTAGATCTTTAGATCAATTTAAGGAGTTGACCCATTTTAACAACTTATTAAAATAAATTGTATAAAGTTTGCAACTATAAAATTTTAATTACATTTGCATAATGAGTTTTGCTGAATTATTAAATAAAAAATATAGAATAATTACAGAAAACGTATGTAAGAATAATGAATTAGTAGATGATCTACACTCCGAAGCTATACTATTTATTCACGAAAAGAAATATGAGTTTACCGAAATTAGAAACTTATCCTTTTTTTTTGCTAAAGTGGTTTGGTTAACATGGCACTCTAATAAGTTTAGACAAAAGTACATCACACCATTTCAGCCATTGCAGGAGAACCAGGATGTTGAAGAACAAGAACAAAAAGAGGTTATTTATAACGAAATAGTAAATATGCTTAACGATAAATACTCCGATGACTTTGACTACTACGAAAAGAACCTACTTAAAATGTACGTTAAGTTAGGAGATTGCAGAGCAGTAAGCCGAAAAACTAACATTCCTTACAGAACAGTTGCAAATGATATTAAGACAATTAAAGACAATTTAAAGAAAGCCCACAATGAAGAAAATACTGATTAAAACAAACATACAAGAGTTATCAGGACTTAACTATCATAGGCTACTTGTACCTTACACAAAGGTAAGTGATTTAGTAGAGTTCAAATGTGATGTTTATAACGAGCCTCATAACATGACTGATGAGCAGTTACAAAATTTCGATGCTATTGTTTACCAAAGAGAGATTGATATACAAGGCAGAAGTGCCGAATTAATCAAACGTTACCAATCTTTAGGGCTTAAAGTAATTTTTGATATTGATGACTATTGGATTCTACCTGCTACACATTGGCTACATAAAGCCTACAAAGAACACAAAATAAGTGCGCAAACAATTGAGATATTAAAGTTAGTTGACTTAGTAACTTGTACTACTGAACACCTGGCAAAAGAAGTAAGAAAGTATAATAAAAATGTTTATGTATTACCTAACTGCTTAGATACTAACGAAGAACAATGGAAACAAAACAAAGTACAAGGTTATAAGTTAAGGTTTGGTTATGTGGCAGGAGTTCACCATATTGAAGATGTTAGGCTAATGGCAGCAGGAATAAAGAAATCAATGTTTAAATTAGATTGTCAATTTGTTTTAGGCGGTTACAATAACAATCCACACTATAACTATTATGAAAATGTACTAAGCTGCAACGGAATAGGCAAACAACATTACAAGCGTATTGATGCTATGCCAGTAACAGAATATGGTAAGGCTTACAATTATATTGATGTTAGTTTGATACCATTAGCTTCAAGTGTATTCACTCCGTTTAAAAGTGAGATAAAGATGTTGGAGGCAGGAGCGCACAGAAACGCTGTAATAGTACAAAATGCTTTACCTTATAACACTTTACCTAAAAATGTAGGACATTGGATAAACGATGAAAGTGATTGGTACAAGGCTATCAAGAAAATGATTAACGAACCTGATTACAGACAGGATAAGGCAGATGCTTTAGAATATTACACACGAACTAACTACGATATAAACAAATGGACAGAAACGAGAAAACAAATACTAAGATCGGTATTGGTGTAACAACCACACCAAACAGAGAACATTTATTAGAGCAATGGCTAATTAACTTTAGAAATAACACTAAAGAGCCTTACCATTTGCACGTTCATACCGATATTAATTATCGTGGGGTTGCTTACTCAAAAAATGAGAACTTAAAAGCATTAAAGGATTGTGATTATATTTTTCTATTTGATGATGACTGTTTTCCTATCCATGATGAGTGGGTAAATTTCTTTACAAGTTCAAATGAATACCACACTTTATTTTTAAACGATTCACATGGCTTAATATATTGGAAGGGTAGCACAGCTTATTATAGAGATTGTGGCGGTGTGTTTATGATGCTTACAAAGGAAGTAGTTGCTAAAGTAGGGGCTTTTGGTAATTATGGTGTTTACGGATTTGAACACGCTGGATACTCACAAAGGATATACAAAGCAGGTTTTACAAAAGCACCTTACCAAATGCTAAGAAATACAGATAAATACTTGAAAGCATTAGATTACGAAGGTAAAATCCAATCATCAGTAAGCGATGAGGTAAAGCAAAAAGAGATAGATAAAAATAGAATAAAGTTTGTTGAAGAAGTTAATAGTAATAATTATTTTGTTAATTTTATATAATGGAAGAACACATCCTTTTTAAACTTGCAACACGCTCACGACCTGAAAAGGCAAGGGCTTCAATTAATAACATAATTGAAAACTGCCTATCCGATAACTTTACAATATTAGTTAGTGCCGACTTTGACGATGATACCATGAAGAACTTTAGCTATGTACATTCAAACGTTACAATAGTTTACGGAATTAGTAAGTCTAAAATAGATGCTATTAACAGAGATATGTATATAGCACCTAAATTTGATATACTTATTAATACTTCTGATGATATGGTATTCCAGGTTAAAGGCTTTGACGATATTATTCGCCAGGACTTTACAGGTAACTTTGACCAATTCATTCATTATTCAGATGGGAATCAAAAAGAAAACATTAGTACCATGTCAATCATGGGAGTTGACTATTATAAAACATTCAATTACATTTATCATCCCGATTACAAATCCTTGTGGTGTGATGCCGAAGCTACCGATGTTGCAGTAATGTTAGGTAAGTACAAATACATGGGTGATAATAAGATACTGTTCAAACACTTACATCCTGCGTGGGGACTTGCTCCAACAGATGCACAATATCAAAAGACAGAAGCACCCGAAATGTGGGAACACGATTACAAAGTAATTTTAGAACGTAAAGCAAGGCAATATGACTTACCTAAACATTTAATAATTAATCCACCGAAGTATGCAAAACTTTAGTCAGAACCAAGAACAAGAAATAATACTTAATTACTTTGGTGATAAGGTAGGTACTTTACTCTCGATAGGTGAAAATGATGGGGAAACACTATCTAATAGCAGAGCCTTAATACTTAATGGTTGGAGTGCTGATTTAGTAGAACCTGCCCCATTAACATACAAAAAGCTAAATGACTTGTATATTACAAACGATAAAGTAAATACAATTGAAGCTGCCATTTGTGATTACACAGGCTTAATGTCTTTTTGGATAAGTGGTACACATTTAGGAACAGGTGATAGTGCTTTACTTAGTACGTTATCTTTAGCAGATAAACAAAAGTGGGAGCACACAACTACCTGGAATGAGGTAACAGTTATGGCTTTTACTTTTACCGATTTTATGAAGAACCGAATAGAGCGCAAATATGATTTCATTACAATAGATGCCGAAGGGTATGATTATAAGATACTGGAGCAAATTGACTTATTAGATTTAGGTTGCAGTTGTTTATGTATCGAACACAATGGAGTAGAAAAACAAAAGTACATTGATTACCTAACTAAATTCAATATGAGAGTGATATACCAAAATAACGAAAACTTAATAGCAGTAGTATGAGAGTACACCCAGTTTACAGCACAGAAGAAACATTAATGTTTACTTACAATATGAGTAAGCAACTAATAGAGAAAGGCATTAAAGGTGATTTTATAGAGTGCGGAGTGGCAGCAGGTTCTCAAATAGGTGCTATACAACAAGCTTTAGTAGATACAAAAGAGCAAAGAACTATTTATGGGTTTGATTCATTTGAGGGTATTCCCTATGCTTCAAGTGAAGATACCGAGCAACCAGGAATAGGTCAAATAGACAAAACAAAGTTAGGTGCTTTAGAAACAACTGGCATATCTTCACATAGTTTAGAAGATGTATTAGCTAACTTTAAGTTATGGAATTTACCCACAAACAACTTGAAACTAATAAAAGGTTGGTTTCAAAATACAATAGAGCCTACTTCAAAAGAGATTGATACTATTGCAATGCTTCGTTTAGATGGTGATTTATACGAATCAACAATAATACCTTTAGAACATTTATTAAGTAAAGTAGTAAAAGGTGGTGTTATTATATTTGATGATTGGAACTTACAAGGCTGCAAAAAAGCAGTTAGAAAGTACATACACCATAAAAAGATTAAAATGTTTAACGAAATAGCATACTGCATAAAATGAAACTATCTATATTAATACCAACAGTACCACAAAGAGTTGCAATGTTTATGGAACTCCATGCACATATTATGAATCAAATTGACTTATGCAATGCCTTTGGTTTAGTTGAGGTTATCTCTGATAATGCAGCAGTAGGCTCAAAAACAACGGGACAAAAAAGAAACGACCTACTACTTGCAGCAAAGGGTGATTATGTTTGGTTTATAGATGATGATGATTGGGTAAGTGATACAGCAATAGCTGATATATTAAAAGGGATTGAAGAAAGCCCTGATGCTTTTGCAATCAATGGCACGTGGTCAGAAAATGGAGAAAAGTTAACACAATGGTTTATTAGCAAGGATAATAAATACATTGCATCAACTCTTAATGGCTTGGAAGTATTTTTAAGACCACCAAACCATATTACACCAATGAAAAGAGTACATTCACTTGTAATCGGATTCCCCGATAAGTCAAACCAAGAAGATTACGACTTCTGTATGAGGCTTAGAGATTCTAAACTAATTCAAACAGAATATAAAATAGAAAAACCAATTTACGATTACAGATACATTAATTACAATAAACTTTACTAATGAAGATAGCAATAGTTACATATTACGATGACAAAGAACGTTACATCTTAGGTCAAAAAAGGCAGCAACAATCTTTAATAGATGTTGGTTTTGAAGGTGATTACTTTGCTTTCAATTCTTTTGGTGAAATAAATAGTCCATCACATTTAGAAATTCCATACGCTTTTAAACCATACGCAATAAAAAAAGTTAAAGATATGGGTTATGATATAGTAATATGGATGGATTCTCCAGTTTACGCAATCAAAAAACTAAACAAGTTTATTGAAGAAACTATTAACAGGTCAGTTGTATTCTTTGATAACATAGGCTACACCATTGGAGATTATACAAGTGATCAATGCTTAAACCATTTGAACATGACAAGAAATGAAGCTTTTGATAATCAAATGATTATGGCTTGTTTAATGGCTTTTGATTTCACAAGTAAGTTAGCAAACGAAATACTAAATGATTATTTAAACTCTATAGAAGTATTTAAAGGGGATTGGACAAATGAGGCTAACCAAGTAAGTATAGATAATAGAGTAAAAGGTCATAGGCACGATCAATCAGTTATGAGTATATTAGCAAACAAATACAATATTAAAATATTACATCCACACTCAACATACTTTGCTTACTTTGGTAATCCAGGACACTTACCCCACGCAAACTCAGTATGTTTATTAAGTGCTGGATATTAAAACAACAAAAAATGAATAAAATAATACTTTTACTCGCAGCTTACATAATAGCTAAGTACATTCCAAAACCAAAAGTACTAAGAAGAAAACCTTTTAACTGCCCCTTATGTTTAACCTTTTGGACACAATTAACGTATCAATGTTTCAATTATAGTGGTATATTTAATTTAATTTGCGTACCTTTGGCAATGGCTTTAGTAGCTGCATGGATTGAACAAGCTAACGATAAGTACTTATTAAGATGATTGACAAACTACTGAAATACAAGCAAACACTATTAGATTGGGAACAGCATGGTAAAAACTATTCCCTTTCAATTGATTGGGTAGACTTAAACCAATTAGCTATTGAAGTAGGCAACCAACCATTTAATATTGGATGTGGATCATGTAGAACAGACTTAGCAATTTTTATTTTAACAATAATTAAAGATAAAGGAATATGACAAACGAAGAAATAATTGATGCGTTTTTAAAAGAAAATGAAAAGCGCACACAAGCCGAAGTAGATAACCTACAAAGAATATCATTTATGTATGATAGGTTAAAATATATTAGACAATTAATAACATTTAATACAATCCTATTTTGGATAGTGTTATTTATACTACTAAGTAAATGAGCCAGGAAGGTAGAGATGAGAAAGGTAGGTTTACCGAAAAGAATATTTGGTCTTTAATGAGAACACGTATAGGGCAACCAAAGAAATACCCTACACCTGAAGAACTTGCTTATAAGGCTTTAGAATACTTTGATTGGTGTACAGAAGTAGATAAGGGTAAGTTCTCATTCGCTGAGTTACGATTGTTTGTTGGAATGAACAGAACTGATTGGCACAATTATAAACATAATTATCCCGATTACTTTAACACCATTAGCCATATTGAAGAAATGTTAGAGGCTTCATGGGAGAAAAAATTAAGCTGGGCAGGTTCTACACAAGGTGCTATATTTTGGCTAAAGAATAAAGCAGGTTGGAAAGATGAAAGCACACAAAACAATATAAACCAATCTGTTAATGTCGACTTCGGTAACACTATACAACCCCCATCCGAACCAAGCCAAGATACATGATTCAATTAATAAAGAACCATACAAATACTATGTTATAAACATTGGTAGGCAGTTTGGTAAATCTTTATTAGCTACAAATCAAATACTTTTTTGGTTACTTAAAGGTAAGTGTGAGTGTGCATGGGTATCACCCGTTTACAATCAAGCTAACAAAGTATATGAGCAAGTAGTAAGAGCCTTTGCACATAGTGAGGGTATTATAGTTAAAAAGGATAGCCAAAAGTTAAAGATAGGTTTCTGCAATGGCTCAACACTTCAATTCTTTTCAGCTGAAAGATACGATAACATTCGAGGCTTTACATTCGATTACCTTGTTTGTGATGAGTTTGCTTTTATGGATGAGAAAGCATGGACAGAAGTACTTAGAGCAACTGTATTAGTTAAAGGTAAGAAAGTACTACTTATCTCAACTCCAAAGGGTAAAAATCATTTTTATAGGTTACATCAATTAGATGGGAACAACGAGCAGTATAAGTCTTTTACAATGACTTCATACGACAATCCAATGATTAACCCCAAAGAGATTGACGATGCCCGTTATACATTGCCAGAAATGATTTTTAAGCAAGAATACCTGGCAGAGTTCGTTGATGGTAGTGCATTGTTATTTAACAACCGAGTGTTAAAAGATTCACAGCCTTATGGTAATGCTTATGCAGGGATTGACTTAGGTAGGGCAGATGATTACTCAGTACTATCTATCTTTAATGAAAGGGGCGAACAGATATACATTGAACGTTGGAGGCATACCGATTGGAGTGCAATAGTTAAAAACATAGCAGAAGGTATAAGACAAAACAATGTTAGGTCTGTATTAGTTGAGGTCAATAGTATAGGCGATGTTATCTTTGAACTACTTGAAAAGGAATTAAGAAGTTATTGCAGAGTAGAACCATTTACCACAACCGCACAAAGTAAAAAGGAAGTAGTTGAGCAGTTAATTGTGGCTAATCAAAATGCAGAGGTTACTTTCTGTAATGCTGAATGGTTAGATAAAGAGTTAGAGATGTTTAGCTATGAATACAATCCCAAAACAAGGCATATAAGATACTCAGCTCCAAGTGGTTTTCACGATGATGGTGTAATGAGTACTTGCATTGCTTATGAGTGCTATGTTAAAAATAAAGGCGGTCGTTACATGGTTTCTTAGTACAACTTCACTAAATTTTGGTACTTATTATTATGAAGGTATCAATTCCAAAAAGCTGGGCATCTATCACAATAGAACAATTCCCACTTATTTACGATATTATAAATGATAAAGATATTGAGCCTATTGATAAAGAGGTTCGATTAATATCTATTTTAACAGGCTTATCAGTTGCAGAAATTGAGGCTATTGAACTTGGTCAGCTAAGAGATCTAATCAAAAAGGTAAGATTTATTTTTAAGTTAGAGTTTCCACAACCAGTTGAGTGGTTTAATCATGCAGGGTATAAATGGCATGTAAAATACGATATTAGTAAGATATCTTCTGCTGACTTCATAAGTTTAACTAAATTAAGCACAACCGAAGATGATGTAATTATGAACATGGCAGAGATAACTTCAATCTTTGTTAAACCTTACAAGCGTAAATGGTTTAGATATGTGCCTGTTGAAATGGATTACAAAGAAAGGTTAGAACTAATTAAGACAATTAATGTAGGTGTTATTTACCCTGTATGTGTTTTTTTTTGCAAGGTCTTAACCAATTTATTACCCGTTATAAAGGGTTATTTGGAAAAGGAAAAGGAAAAGATATTACAGAAGATAGCGAAAGAGATAGAGTTGAGTTAACAGAACAGGATAAGCATTTCCAACATTGGGGGTGGTATGTAACCTTAGATAAGTTAGCAAATAAAGATAGGGAGAAATGGGATTACTTTTTAAACATGAATATAGTAGCATTTCTTAATTATTTAAGTTTTGTAAAGGATAGGAATAAATGGGACAGTTAGATAACTTATTAAATTCATTTGACAAAAGGATTAATGACTTTGAGCATTTGACCTATAATGAGATTGATGTGGTTATTCAGCAGTTCATTGGCGATGTTAAGCAGAACTTAGAAACAAACGATTTAAACGCATCGGGGCAGTTAAGTGCATCTATTGTACCATTGCCAACAATAACGAGCGCAGGAGTGGTTAAAATAAGAATAGAGTTAAATGATTACTGGAAGGATATAGACGAAGGCACTAAACCAAAAGGAGCAACTAAAGATAATATAGCTAAAATGCTGCCACAGATAATGAAGTGGATAGCTAACAAACCAAGCGTACAACAATTAAGCAAAGTAAAGAAACGAGAAACATTAGCCTATTTAATAACAAAAGCTATATTGAAAAAAGGAACGATAAAGAAATTCGGTTACAAAGGGAGTAAGTTTTTATCTTCTGAGTTACCAGGATTCAAAGAAAACATATTAAAAGTATTAGAACAACAATTAGTTAAATAATGGCACTAACAATAACAGGATTAGCGGATAGTGGATTTTACCCTGCAAACAATGATATGTTTTATACATTGTCATCTACTAATACAGCACAAGCTAACTTTAGATACATTGCAGATATCTACATTAATGGTGCATCTACTTACAATCGTATTGAAGTGGTTGCGCATCCTACCTATTCAAGTGGTGTAGTAGATATTAGTGGAATAGTACAAAGCTATTTAACAAGTAATGCCGAAGATAACACAACTACCTTTAAGCAATGTGGTAACCATATTTGTAGCTATGTGGTGCAATTTGGTGAGCAGTATGGAGCAAGTAGCGGTGTAACAACTTATCCAAACATAACAAGTAAAACAGCATACGCTTATAACGGGGTGTTTAATCCTATTGACTATTTAAGCTATAATCAAAACCTATACAAGTTAGGCGATACTTCAAGTAACTTCTTAACCGATAATCCAAGAATAGAAGTAACAGCAACAGATAAGTTAAACATAGGATTTTTAAACAATACAACAGATGAGGGTAAGTTTTTAGAAATTTCGAGTTATGAGCCTGATGGTAGCTTTGCCGATACTGTTACTATTCTAAATCCTTATAACACAATTAGCGCAAATACAGATAGGTCAATTGATTTAAACGTAGGCTTTGCATGGTTAAATAGTTTAGTAACTGCAGACTTTGTAACTGGAACTGCGCCTTTTTTACTTAATCCTGGCTCTTATACTATTTGTATGTTAGATAGTACAAGTGTAGCATCTTCTGAAACGTTAACTATTTACTTAGTTGACCAATGCACAAAAGGAACTCCAGTACGTTTTAAGTTTATGAATAACTATGGCAAGTATGATTACTTTACTTTCTTAGGTGCTACAAAAAAGAATACAGACATAAAGAAAAATTTATATAAGAGTGATAATAACAAGTGGAGTACATCAGGTTATTTAGGTAATGCAAGAAACAGAGGTACTACACAATTTGAAACAGTATTAAATGATACTATCAATGTTCAGTCAGATTGGATAACAGAGGCTCAAAGTGTATGGTTAGAGCAGTTAGTTAGTTCGCCTGATGTTTATGTTTACGAGGGTAGCAACTTAGTTGCTGTTAATATTGTTGATACAAACTATCAAACTAAGTATGTATCAAATGACCAACTATTTAACCTCTCATTAAGTTTTAGATATAATTATAACAGAGTAAGACAAAGAAGATAATGAATACTAAAATCTATATTAATAGCGAGTTAATTGATATTACTGATGATGTTAGTATTCCATTAACTTATGCAATTGCTGATGTTAGAGAGCCTGAAAAAAGGAATACAACGTTTAGTAAGACAGTTGTAATACCTGGCAGTCAATTAAACAATAAGTTGTTTGGTCAAATATGGAATGTAAATAGTAGTGTTAATTCAAGTGGTACTACAAACTTCAATCCAATGTTTAACCCTAACTTAAAAGCATCTGCAATTATTACCTACAAAGATGTGGTACAATTTACAGGCATAGTTCAACTGCTTAACGTTAACTTGTTAGATGAATACGAGATTAATTATGAGGTTGCTTTCTTAGGGGAGTTGGGTAATATATTTCAAGCAATAGAGAATAAGACTTTAGCTCAAGTTGACCTTTCAGCATATAACCATTTATACACAGCACAAGTACAAAAGAATAGTTGGGATTATGCCATCACTAAGAATGGTGCATCTTATCCATTTACTTTGGGTGAGGGTTATGTTTACCCTTTAATTGATTATGGTTATAACAATGGAGTTGATTGGAATGTTAAGCACTTGTTTCCTGCTGTTTATGTAAAAACAATTATAGATAAAATAATAGGGGATGCAGGTTTCCAATATGAAAGTAATTTCTTTAATACTGATTTATTTAAAAGATTGGTTATACCATTTAGCGGTGGTAGTGCTTTAAAGCTAACAGATACACAAATAGAGAATAGAACATTTAGAGCAACAAGTAGCGGAGTAACTTATATAAATAACTATGGAAATGCATCATCAGTAATAGATATACAAGATGATAGTACAACTCCAAACTTTGATACAGGTAATGTTTACAACAATACTACAAGTAAGTTTACAGTATCTAAGTCTGGTACTTATGTATTTAGATTTAAACCAAAGGTAAGTGTTACACATTTTCCAAGTGCTAACACAACATTAAATGGTCAGTTCCCAGTATTGGGTAATTTTAGAATAAGAATTCAATCAGGAGGAGTAAATATACTAATGTCAACTTCTGTAAGATTATGTGATAATTTTCCATTATCTAATAATTTCTCAATACTTAATGGTGGTAGCACAGTAACAAGTGGTACAACTACATTAGAAGCAACAGGAGAACTATCAGTAACAGCAGCAGTAAGTGCAGGAGATGTTATTTATTGCGAATATATTTCCCAGGGTAATGTTGGAGGTGTTTATTTATCAGGAGCAAACTCAGTAAGTAACTACCAAAGAATTAACGTTAATATTGGTACTTTGTACGCTGTTCAACTATCAGATGTAAACATACAAGAGGGTGATAGTGTTGAACTCAATAACGTATTACCTGCAAAGTTTAAGCAGTCAGAGTTCTTAAAATCTATTATTAAGTGCTTCAACTTATTTATTCATCAAGATAAGTTAATACCTAACAAGTTATTAATTGAGCCTCGAAAAAACTTTTACCCTAACACAGCTGATTATGTCAGAGATTGGACTGATAAGCTTGATAATAGTAGGCAAATAAAAATAGTTCCAATGGGTGAACTTAACACAAAGCGTTTTATTTTTACCTATAAAAAAGATGAGGATTACTACAATAAGCAATATTTTAATGAGTACCAAGAAATTTATGGAGAAAAGATATTAGATGTTGAAAATGATTTCTTAAAAGGTGAAATAAAAAACGAGGTTATATTTAGTCCTACTCCATTAGTTGATACTATTGGCATAGATAGAATAATACCAAAGATATACGATGTTGATGAGCAAGGCACGATAAAGCCAAAGGCAAGTAACATAAGATTACTTTATTATGGAGGTGTTAAGACAACTAATAATCCTTACAACCACATTGCTACTTCGGGTACAACTGTTTTATCAACGTATGGTTATGCAGGTCATGTTGATAATCCAACATCGCCAGTTATTGATTTATCTTTTGGAGTTCCTAAAGAAGTTATGTACTTAACTGAAAGTTACACAGCAAATAACTTATACAACGTTTATTGGGCTGATTACTTTAATGAGTTAATAGATAAAAATAGTAAAATATTTATCGGTTACTTTAAGTTAGATGAAATAGATATTAATGAGTTAAACTTTCAATGTAGCTTTTATTTCGAAAATGAGTATTGGCGGTTAAATAAGATTTATGATTATAACCCTTCAAGTGGTGAGCCTACTAAGTGTGAGTTTGTAAAGTTAAAGACTTCTATACCATTTGCAGAAGATACGGGTGTACCAATAAAAGGTGGTGTAACTCCATTAAACAATAACGACACAGCACCGGCAGCGACAAATAGAACTTTATCAAACAATAGTTATGGCATAAAGTCTTTTGGTCAGTATAATAATTTACCAAGTATTGGCGATGGGATACTTGTAACAGGTAATTATAATAGTGTTGGTGAGGGTGCAAGTAATGTAACTATCTTAGGTAGTAGCGGTGTAACAATTTTAGGAGGTTTAAGCAATGTAACGTTAATCAATAGTAATGATGTTGAGGTAACTGAAAGTAATACAAGCTATGTTAACGGGGTGGCGGTTAGTACAAGTGTGGCTAAGGTATATGAAATATTAGCAACACAAACAGGGGGAGGCACTCCATCGGTTATTACTTTACAAAATACTTTAAGTGGTACACCATCAGTAACAGCAACAGCAACAGGCGAATATAGTATAACTTTAACGGGTGAGTTTATTGAGGATAAAGTTTCTGCTATAATTTGTTTAGGCAAAACGGGTGGTGATAATTTAGCGAGTATTCAGAGGCAAAACGATAATACAATAGTAATTAAAACAAGAAATTTAGCTGGTACTTTAACTGATGATATATTAACACAATCTGTTATATTAATTAAAGTTTACCCATAATAATAATATTAAATGGCAACAAAAGATACAATAGAAATAGATGTTAACGTAGGCGAAGGAGTAAAATCCATGAAAACGTTAAAAAAGGAATTTGCAGAAATGCAAACCGAATTAGATGGATTAGTACCTGGCACTCAAAAATATATTGAAACCTTACAAAGGTTAGGATCGGTTAAAGATGAGATAGGGGATTTAAAAGCAGAGATACAAGCCTTTGCAGGAACAGATGCTAAGGTAGCTGCATTTGGTAATGTTATTGGTGGTGTTGCATCGGGATTCCAAGCTGCACAAGGTGCTGCTGCTTTGCTTGGTGCTGAATCAGAAGAAGTACAAAAGGCTTTATTAAAAGTACAAGCTGCAAGTGCTTTAGCTGATGGTATCAAAGGTATTACTGCAATGGGTGATAGCTTAAAGGTAGCAGGGAATGTAGCTAAACAATTAATAACTCAGATATTAGGAGTTGAAACTGTTACAAAAATAGCAGCAGTTGCACAACGTGTTTGGAATGCTGTAATGGCTGCTAATCCAATTATGTTAATGGTAGTAGCTATTACTGCTTTAGTTGGTGCTGCTGTGTTATTAGCTAACGCTTTTGATGATAGTAAGAGTGCCACAGAAGAATACATAGAGGCTAACAATAGAGCAATAGAGCAAAGTAAGGAAACTGTTAAGAGTATTGATAACGAGATATTAGCTTTAAGTGGACTTGCAGCAAATGAGAAAGAGATAATTGCATTAAAAAGACAAAGAATAGTTGAAACACAGAAACAGGCTCAATTAGATGCTTTAAATGCACAAGCACAAGGAATTAAGGATAAGGAGTTAGATTGGTATCAAAAGATTGGTGCTGCTGTATTAAAACTTCAAACGGGGACTGATACCAGACTTTTAATGGAGCAAAAAAATGCAGAAGCATCTAATAAACTAGTAAAAGAAAAAGTAGACTTATTTAAAAGTTCAACAGCAGAGTTACAAGCATTCGATAACGAACAAGCGCAAAAAAAGATTGATAATGATAAAGCTAATGCAGATAAGGCAAACGCAGCAGCGGAGAAAAAAAAGCAAGATGATTTAGCTAATGCAGAGCATTACAGGAAAGAACAAGCCGCATTTATAGCTTATGAAATAGATGCGTTACAAGGTAAGATTGATGAGCAAGAACAAATAATTGCTGAACAACAAATATCAACAAAGATAGCTTTAGGTATTGCAGCTCCCGAAGAAATAGATGCTTATAATAAATTATTAAGAGAAAGAAAACAAAAAGAAAAAGAACAAGATGATAAAGATTGGGCTGATGCACGTGAAACGGCAAATAAATTAAGTGCAGAAGCTGACCAAAAAGGAGCTGATGATGATAAAAAAGCAGCTGATGCTAAAGCAGCTGATGATGAAAAATTAAATCAAGCCGCAGAAAAAAGTGTTGAGGCTTTACAAGGTATATCTGATGCTTTTTTTGCACATAAATTAAAATCAGCAAAAGGTAATGAAGCAGAAACTCTAAAGATACAAAAGAAAGCATTTGAAGTAAATAAAGCATTTAGTGTTGCACGAGCAATTCAAGATGGGATACTTTCAGTATCGGGTGCTTTAGCTAATACAGGAACACTTGGTCCAGGTGCAATAGCTTTAGCAGCAGTTAATGGAGTAATAGCAGCAGCAAACGTAGCAAAGATATTAGCTAGTACGTTTGAAGGTGGTAGCGCATCAAATTCAGGTAGTGTTAACGTTTCTACACCTGGCACATTCACACAAGCCCCTAATGTTGGTGGTGGCGGTGGTAATAACCAAACAGTTTTAAATGCAGATGGTAGTGTAAACAAACAAGGGCAACCATCAGTAATTAAGGCATACGTTGTAGAAAGTGAAAGCGCAGAAGTATCAAAACGAGTTAATAAATTAAGTGAACAATCTAAAATATAAAAATTATGAATTTACCGATTTACAAATTAGTAATAGATGATAGCGATGAGTTGGGAGTAGACTTCGTTGCTTTAGTAGATAAACCTGCAATTGAAAAGAATTGGATGGCTTTTAATGAGGCTAAACAATACAACTTTATTGCAGACAAAGACAGAAGGTTAATTAGCGGTGCTTTAATGGCAGCCGATTTACCAATTTATCGTAGAGATGAAAGCGGTGAGTACTATGTAATATTTGACAAAGAGCAAATTGAAAAGATAGCACAACGTTATTTCAAGAGTGGATTTATTCATAACGTAAACATGATGCACGATGCCGAGCGTAAAGTAACGGGTGTTTACATGGTTGAATCTATGATCATAGATAAAACGAGAGGAATAAGAACTCCCGAAGGTTATCCAACACTAACAGAGGGCAGTTGGTTTGGAACTTTTAAAGTTGATAACGATGAAGTTTGGAATGACTTTATAAAGACTGGAGTTTTTAAAGGATTTAGTGTTGAGGGTGCTTTTGCTCACAGAAAGTTAACAGATATGCCACAAGAACAAATCGAAGGGGTGGTACAAAGAATCCAATCTTTAAAAGAAAAACTAAAAAAGTTTGCAACAACTAAATAAATTAATACTTAATAGTATGGACAATAAACAATCTTTCAAAGAAATAATGAGCGAACTTGCTGCCATTGGTAAAGAGTTTTTCGCATCAGAAGTAAAAGAGCAATCTTTTATTGACTACAAAGCCGAAGATGGCTCAATAATTAGAACAGATGCACCTGAAATAGCAATAGGTGTTAAACTTCAAGTTATTACTCCCGAAGGTGTTATGGATATACCTGCTGATGTAACTGAAATGGTAGTTATGGTTAACGATGTACCTACAAAAGTTTACTTAGAAAATGGTGTAGTAATGGGATTAGAACCTAAAGAAATGGAAGAAGCTCCAGTTGCAGAAGGTATGCCAGTTATGGAAGAAATGCAATCAGAAGATTTTAGCGCAAAGATTGCATCTTTAGAAGAAAGAATTGCAGCACTTGAAGCAGCAAATCAATTGTCAAGTCAAGAAGTACAAAAAGCTAATGTAACAATTGCAGAGGCAGCTTCAAAGATTGCTCAACAAAATGATTTAAACACTAAACTATTTTCTTTAATTGAAAAGTTAGCAGATGCACCAAGTGTAAAGCCTACTTCAACATCTAAAGAGAAATTTAGCAAACCTACTCCAACACTATCTGTATTGGATGAATTTAGAAAAAATAACTTTAAATATTAATTAAAAACAAAAAAACAAAATGGGATTTTCATTATCATTAACCGCATACGTTGAAGAAAACAAAGCGGACATTATCACAAAAGCCATCTTAGGTGGTGTAACATTAGGCTTAGGTGTAGATATCAGAACAGGTATCAAATCAACTATGGCTATTCCTAACTTAGATGTAAGTGTACCTTTTCAATCAGGTAGTACGTGTGCATTTAACACATCAGGAACAACTACTATTAACCAAATTTCTTTAGCAACTTCGCCTATTGCAATTGCACAGGAATTTTGTTTAAAAGACTTAGAAGCGTACTACACACAAAAGTATTTACCTGCTGGAGCAAATGAGCAATCAACTTCTATTGAAGGTCAAATTATGGACAGAATGTCTGCACGTGTTGCTTCACAAGTTGAGAGTATGATTTGGCAGGGTAAAACAACTTACACAAATAGCACAACATTAAAGCAAATCAACGGTTGGTTATCAACTATTGATACTGCTGGTACTGCTGTTGCTGCAACTGCTTCAACAATCAATGCTGCTAACGTATTAACTATTTTTGATGATGTTTATGCAAAAGTTCCTGCTGCTGCTTTATCAAACGAACCGATTGTAGCTTTCTGTGGTATGGATACTTTCCGTATTTTAGCAGCAAAGATTACTTCTACTTATGGTATCTATGGTTCTAACTATAATACTGATGGTGTTTGGGCTAAGTTTACTTTAATGTACCCAGGTACAAATATGAAAGTAATCGCAGTACCAGGCTTAAACAACGATAACGCTGTTGATACAGGTGTTTTACCAACTGCTGTTAAAAATCGTATTATTGCTACTTACGCATCGAACTTATTGTTTGGTACTGATTTACAAAGTGATTTAGGTAACCTTGAAGCATGGTATGACCAAAACACACGTAAGATGAAAATCTATGGTGAGTTTAGAGCAGGTGTTGCAGTTAAATACATCGACTACGTAGTACAATATACAAATTCTTAATAATAACTTAGGGGTGTAAAAAGCCCCTTTTTAAATACATTTAAAATATGCCATGTATAATTGTTGAAGGGGTAACCCTCGATTGCCGACAAGGGGCAGGTGGAGTAGATAAAATCTACTTAACCGAATGGGCTAACGTTGCATCTGTTACAAGTGCATCGGGTTCAATTTCAGCTATTGGAATGAATAGCGGTAAGAAGTTTTGGGAAGTTCAATTGGAAATGGAAGATGCTTTATTTAATGAAGATGCTACTATTTCTGTAGAAAACGGAACTACTTTTTACGCTCAAACATTAACTTTCTCTGTTTACAAAATGACAGCTAAGAATAGGAATATTGTTAGATTGTTAACTCAAAACAGATTAGCTGTTATTGTTAAAGATATGGATGGTGTTTTCAGATTAGCAGGCGAAACAAGAGCAATGCACTTAACCGCATCAGCATCTACAACTGGTAAAGCATCAGGAGATAAGAATGGTTACAATATTACCTTAACTGGTAAAGAGCCTCTACCTTCTAACACAGTTGCATCTGGAATCATTGCAGCATTATTAGTTTAAGTTTTTCATGTTTATAAGTTAAGAGGCAGCCCTGTAAGGTTGCCTTTTTTTTTGCAACTTAGTTAATTTTTGGTACTTACTATTATGCAAGTTATCACAAAGCAATCAAACAATACTTTAGTATTTACTTTAAGTGAAAAGGTAACTTTATCTGCACCTTATTATTTCTTATTTAGTTTGAAAGGGCAAACAGAAATGAATCCAAAGAATTTTATAGTTGCAGATACTTCTATCTATCCTAACAGATACAATAAGTTTTTACTAACTGAAACAACTGGAACAGAAAACCTAACAAGCGGAGTGGTTAATTTATCCGATGCAGGTTTTTATGAATATGCAATTTATGAACAAACAAGTTCAACTAATTTAGATATTAGAAATACAACTTCTTTATTAGAAATAGGAATGATAAAAGTAAATGGTAGTGCTGTAATTACACAAGCGTACGACAATCAAACAAAAACTTACATAACGTATGGAGAAGGATAATTTATATAATTTTATTTCACTTAAATTATCGGCTCACAAAACACCGATTTTTAAAGAAGAAAAGCAAAAGGACTGGATAATTTATGGTGCTGAGAAAGGTGATTATTATAACAATTATCCTGCTTATCTTACTTATTTGTATAATCGTTCATCTAAGCAAAATGCTTTTATCAATGGCAAGGTGCATTACATTTGTGGTAATGGTGTTGGTTTTGATGCACATGGATTAAACATTGAGGCTAAAGCAAGTGTAAATGATTTCTTAAATAAGCAAAATGATAATGGCGATACTCTAAAAGATGTTATCCAAAAGTCAGTATTAGATAAGAAATTGTATGGAGGGTTTTATTTAGAGATTGTTTGGAATAAGTCAGGTAAATCATTCGAGATATACCACATGGCTTATAATAGTTTGAGAAAGGCAAAGAATGATGATGGTTATTGGTATTCAAAAGATTGGGGTAATAAAAAACAAGACGAAGAAACAACGGGCTTAAAATATATTGATGCTTTCACTCCAGAAGGTGGAACGGGATCACAAATCTATTGTGCAAAAGAATATAGACCTGATTTAGACTACTATCCTTTACCTGATTACTTAGCTTCATGTGTTTATGCAGAGATTGATGTTGAGTTAAGCAATTACCGATTAAATGCCATTAAGAGTGGTTTTAATGCAGGTACTATTATTAGTTTTAACAATGGCAGACCAACTGATGAGGAACGTGAAAACATTGAAGATAAGCTAAAAGAGAAATTTGTAGGAACAGACCAAGCAAACAGCTTATTAATTAATTTTAGTGCATCAAAAGAATCTGCGCCAACTATTGCAAGGTTAGCACCTCAAAATGTGGATACTCAATTGGATTCACTTAATGAGCAAGTAACTCAGGAGTTAATTATAGGGCATAGAATATCTAATCCATTATTAGTAGGTGTAAAAACACCAGGCGAACTTGGAGGAACAAACCAAATATCTGAAAGTTTTTTGCTTTATCGTAGTACTTACATAGAGCCAAACCAAAAAGAGATTGAGAAAGAATTTAACTATTTATTAGCTTTAAAAGGCTTTGCAAATAGAATTTATCTTAAAGAAGTTACACCAATGCAAGAAGTTTTACCGATTGAAGAAAAGGTAAAAGTAATGACTAAGAATGAGATAAGAGAAATGTTTAACCTGGAAGCTATTGAAGAAGTAGAACCTATTAAACCCGTTATTAGTACAACTGTTCACCGATTTGAAGAAGATGAATGTTGTAGCCATTCTTTTAGTCAAGAAGATATTGAAAGTACAATAGAAGTGTTTAGGCAATATGGCGAAGATATTGATAAATTTGAGTTTATAGATAAGAAATACTTATTTAAGTTTTCTATTGATGATGTATTTGAAAATGAAGTTAAAACTTATGGATTTGATATTTTAGAAGGTGATGTAAAGTTACTTTATAGAAACATTATAGACCTTTTAAGCAAAGACCCGTTAATGAGTAACAATTCTATTGCAGATACTTTAAAAACTCCTTTAAACAGAGTTAGAGTAGCTGTGGATAGGTTAATTAAAGATGGTGCTATTAATTTAGGTAATGAAGATGTACCTAACAGAGTCCCAACTAAAGAGGCTATTAAGGTTATTGATGAGCAAGGTGCAAAGACTGAGAATTTAAGAATAATGTACACATACGAACCAAGACCAGGGCAAAAGGCTTTATTGCCTACTTCTCGTGAGTTTTGTGTTAAGTTAATGAATGCAGGTAAGATATACAGCCGACAACAAATAGAACAAATAAGTTCAGTAGTTGGTTATGATGTTTGGGCGCAGCGTGGCGGTTGGTGGACACGTAAAGGTGGAGATGTAACAACTCCATATTGCAGACACGTATGGGTACAAAACGTAGTTAGAATTAAGAAATAATGGCAACAATATTATTAGTAACAAGTGCTTATGTTAAGGATTACACTTTCATCGACCAAAATGTTGATGAGAAATATATCCGTATTAGCATCGAAGAAGCACAAAAAATACACATTCGCCAATATATTGGGAGTGGTTTGTATGATGAGATAATAACACAAGTAACTACTTCAAGTGTAACAGCTTTAAATACTACTTTGTTAGATAATTATATCATCCCTGCCCTAAAATGGTGGACTTTAGTAGAGGCTGCACCTTACTTAACATACAAGGTAACTAACAAAAACATTGTAAGAAAGAACAGCGATAACTCAAGTGGTATTGATTACAATGAGTTAGATCAATTTATGAATATGGTAGTTGATAAAGCACAGTATCATTCGGCTCGTTTAATAGCTTACCTATGCGAAAACTCAACAAGTTACCCGTTATATGATAATCCTGGTGATGGTGTAGATACTATTTACCCTAAAAGGTCAGCATTTGATTGTGGTATTTATTTAGGCAAAACTTTTAAACCTACAAGTTATGAAGAAAGATTCCAAAACAAACACAGACATTAAAAAAAAGAATACAAGTAAGGGAGTAAAAAACTATACAAAGATTAAACTTTTAAAACAATACATAAGTGGTAACACTAAACCAAGTAATAACGAACCTAAGTAACATTGCATCTGCTCATTATCAATTAAAGTCTTTTGGTAATGGTTCGATACAAGAGTTTGCTACAAGTGGCACGACTAACTATCCTGCTATGTGGGTTGACTATGAGCCATCCCAGGTGCAAGGTCGTAGTTATTTGCACGTTTTAAGAATTTATGTGTGTGATAGATTAATTAAGGGTAAAAAGAATGAATTAGATGTTTTTAGTGATACTCAGCAGATTTGCTTAGATATATTAGCGCAAGTTCAAAGTAACATTTATGGGTGGAAGTTAGTTAGTGATTCAGTTACATTAAGTCCATTTAGTGAGCCTCGTTTTGATGACGAAGATGCTGGTTATTACTTTGATTTAACATTAAAAGTACCTTTTGACTATGATAGATGTCAGATACCATTTACAGCAGCTATAACTAATCCAAGTCAATACCCATCAAATACGGGGAGCGCAGCAGGTACAATTAATGTGTATATTGATGGGGTGTTACAAAGTTCAACAAGTTCGACAGATTTAGACAATGAAACAGTTAATATATTATGGACATAAATATAAATAGCCAAATTTTAGTATATAATGATTTAGCATCGTTTCCTGTAACGGGGGCAGCTAAAACATTATACATTGCAGATGATAGTGAGAAGTTATATCGTTGGAATGGGAGTGCTTATGTTGAGGTTTCAACAGGTGGCGGTGTTCCATACACTGGTGCAACAAGTGATGTTGATTTAGGAGAATTTGAATTAAAAGCAGGGCAAGTTGAGTTTGACCAAACACCAACGGGAACATCAGGTGTTGCTGTAATGCAATGGAATGATACCGATGGAACTTTAGATTTAGGTTTAAAAGGCGGTAATGTTACACTACAAGTAGGTCAGGAACAAGTTGTAAGAGTAGTAAATAAAACAGCTACAAATATTAATTTATTAGAGGCTAATTATCAAGCTGTAAGGGTTACAGGGGCGCAAGGGCAACGATTAAAAGTTGATTTAGCTTTAGCCACAAACGACGCATTAAGTGCTGAAACAATTGGACTTGTAACGGAAACAATAAATAATAATCAAGAAGGCTTTATAACTACAAGCGGATTAGTAAGAGGCATAAATACAACTGGAAGTTTACAAAGTGAAACGTGGGCGGATGGGGACATTGTTTATCTAAGCCCAACAACCGCAGGTAGAATAACAAATATCAAACCGACTGCACCCAATCATATAGTTATAATTGGTTATGTTATTCACTCTCATATTACGCAAGGTTCTATTTTTGTAAAAGTAGATAATGGTTATGAATTAGAAGAATTGCACAATGTAACTTCAACAAATTACACAACCCCAATAGATACTGATAGTGTATTAACGTACGATGTTACAAATTCAATTTGGAAAAGATTAACTTTAGCTAATTTAAGAGCTGATATTTTAGATGGGTTTAATACAGTTAATTTAATTCGCCAAGAATTTACTTATACAAGTGGCGCACAAACATTCACATTAAGTGATTCGGCAAGTGCTGTTTATTCGGTATTTGTTAATGGTCAAGAATTAAGACAAAGTCAATATACAGTTGTAACAACTACCTTAACAATAATTGATACTTTAGAAGCAAGTGATAGAGTTGATGTTATTTATTCAAACGCAACTTTAGGCATTAATCCAAGCTACACAAAAGCAGAAACAGATACTTTATTAAATGCTAAAGTAACTTCAAACACTGCCATTACAGGTGCAACAAAAACAAAAATTACTTATGATAGTAAAGGTTTAGTTACAAGTGGTGCTGATGCAACTACAAGCGATATTGCTGATAGCAGTAATAAAAGATATGTTACCGATGCTAACTTAGTAGTTATTGGTAACACCAGCGGAACAAATACAGGCGATGTAAGTGTAACCGATGGAAGTACAATAGACTTCACATTAACAGGTCAAGCATTAACAGCCGAAGTAAAAGATAACTCAATAACAGAAACTAAACAATTATTAGCCGACAATACGACAAATGATGTTTCAACTTCTAAACATGGTTACGCTCCTAAGTTACCAAACGATGCAACTAAGTTTTTGAATGGAACAGGAACATATAGCGTACCTGCAGGAGGTGGTGGGGGAACATCAGCAACAAGTAATTTATTCGCTTACTATAATTTTATATAAAAACAAAAAAATATGATGACTTACACAGCACCCGATGGGCATATAATTGAAAGTTTGCCCTATCCAAAAGTAGTAAACTACTCCTGCAAATGTTCAGAAATAGTTGATGGAATTTACTATTCTATTGAAACGACTGGAGCAGCAACTGAAATCGGTATCCAACAAATTAATATCAAAAGGTCAGTTGATAATAATTACATGGACATTGAAATAATAATGAGTTCAGACGAAGAATTAATTGAGTACCAAAATAATAATAAATTAATATAAAATGCCGGCAAATACAACTCCAATTTTTACAAAACAAGGTAATTTTACTCCTGCAAGAATAGCAGCAGCAAACACAGCATCTGATGGGTCAGGTACTTTAGTATTATTAGTTACAGCGGGAGCTGATGGTACAAGGGTTGATGGTGTTAGGTTTATTAATTCACAAGCCACACCAGCAGCTTCGGGTGCTAAAGTATTTAGAATGTTTTTAACTGATACGGGTGGTGTTAATCCACGATTGATTGCTGAAATTATTATGACAACAGCTACACGTTCAAGTACAGGTGTAGGAGCAAGTTCAATATACACTTTTGACCAAGCTATTATTATGAAGTCAGGTCAATTAATGTCAGTATGTATGAGTGTTTATGCAGGGGCGCAGGACCAAACAGATGCAATAGCTTACGCAGGGGACTATTAATTATGGCAGTAATAACAGTTAGTATATTAGGTGGTAATTGGAACGCAGTAACAACTTGGGTTGGTGGTGTAGTTCCTAGCCCAACTTTAGATACAGTTGCTTTTACAGCGACAAGTGGTAACTTAACTGTAAACGTTGCCTCAACTTGTATTGGAATTGACTTTACTAACTATGTTAATACTATAACATTTACTGCATTACTTACAATTAATGGTCCTGTTAATTTAGGAACAGGTGGTTATACACAAGCAGGTGCATCTGGAATACAAGTTGCAGGTACATTTACAATAACAAGTGGTGGTGTAACTTGGAGCAGATTATGGACTTTTTCAGGTGGCGGTATTTTTACGTTAGCAGATAATTGGAACTTTACAGGGACTTTAAATTTTTCTAATACAGGAGGATTAAACATAAATGGTAATACTATTAATACTTCAAATTTAACATCAACTTCTGGAAGTGCAGTATCAGGAACAACTAATATTGTATTTAATGGAACAGGTACTTGGAGTAATACTTCAACGGGTGCTGTAAGAAATAATATTACTATTAATACCACTGGTACACTTACAATTAGCGGAAACGTATATTATAATACAGGAACTTTAACTTATACAGCAGGAACAGTAGATACATCAGGAAGTACATTAAACATAGCATTAGCAACTACACTTAATACAAGTGGGATGACTTGGAATAATGTAACAATAACAAGTGGCATACAAACTTTAACAAGTGATTTGAATTGCCAAAATTTGACAAATTCTACTGTTACAATAAATGGTTTATTTAATATAAATGTAAGTGGCAATTTAACTGCAAATGGAATTACACAAGGTACATCTACTATTGTATTAATGGGAACAGGTCTTTGGACTGCAAGTAATTCTTCTAATACCTTTAGAACACCTATAATTATTAACACAAATGGAATTATAACATTAGCAAATAGTTTAACTCACGACGGAGATTTAACATATATTAAAGGCATTGTAAAATCTAATAATACAACTATTAGTTTTGGTTCTACGATAAAAACTTTAATAAATTTACATAAAATAATTTTTAAGAATGTAATATTTGATTCAGGAATAACTACAACTATGAATGAGTTTTTTAGTGGAAGTCCTTCACTTGTAACTAATATAAGTTCAAGCTCAACAACAGCAAATTACACAATAGCTTTTCAAGATGGGTTTGAGAAAATAGCAAAGTTTGTCAATATTAGTAATTGCACATTGTCAAAACCTTTACAATTATTAGTTATTACAAAGAGTAAAAGAAATTCAAGAAATAGTGGAATAAGATATATTAATCAATCCCCAAATGGAATAGCTAAGGGAGAGCCAAGCGTAAACCAAACAACCTTTGGAGCAGGTGGATTATTACCTGACCCAATTAAATTATAAAATATGATAACAACGAATAAAATACCGCAAGGGCAGTTAAATAGTGAAGTAAGCCAAACGATAACCAACGGAGTAACAGATAAAGCCCCAAGTGAGGATGCGGTGTTTGATGCGTTGGCTTTGAAAGCGCCTTATCCTGTTGCTGAATGGTATTCTGATGCAACAGCAATAAGTCCAGCGGATGGTGGTGTTTATTATTCTGGAAGGATAAACAATAATGCGCCTGAAATAGTAAGTACATATAGACCAACTTCAACAAAAACAAATAGTATTTGGTTGGTTCAAGTAAATGGATTAATTACAACTACTTTAGGCAGTGCTGAAGGGGCAACAATTGAACTTTTAAACATAACAACTTCAACAACTGCAATCTTAACAACTGGATTTACATTAGATAAACGTGTAAGTTCTTCGGGTTATTTTGCTTCAACATTAGCTAATACTATTGGAGATGAAATGCAAATTAGAATAACATTTCCTACATGGGCTACTAATCCAACAAACGTACAATTACAATTCTTTTTAAAAGCATATTAATTATGGAATATAAAATAACATTAGAAGTGGTTAAGCACCTTGAATTAGGGGACATTCAGAAACTATTTATCACTTATTATGGCGGTAAATTAGATGGACTTCGTGAGTACTATGGCAGACCAAAACAAGCTGCTGAAACAGAAATAAGAGAGGGTTACACAAAGCACAAAGATAGTTTATGATGCAAGAAATTGATAACACTAACAACAATTTAATACTTGGATTTGCTGTATTTTCTTTTAAAGTATTGGCGGTTTTAAGTATGCACGAAGGCTTAGATTTGGCATTGACTTGCTTATCTATTATTTCAGTTATATTGCTAATCGTGATTAACTTCAAAAAGGCTTGGAATGTAATTTTTAAACCAAAAAATAAAAAAGATGAAAATTAAAGTTGTTCGTCAAGTGTTCACCGATAAAAGTACAATTGGTTCTTTGTATGTAAATGATGTATTTTTTTGCTATACATTAGAAGATAAAGATAGGGGATTAGATCAAAGTCAATCAGTATTTACTATACAAGCTAAAAAGCTGTTTGGTATTACTGCCATTCCTTATGGTAAGTATCCTTTAATCGTAAACAAGTCCCCAAAGTTTGGGCGGTTGTTACCACGTTTACAAGGTATAAAAGGTTTTGATGGTGTTTTAATACATCGTGGGAATAGTGCTGAACATTCACATGGTTGTATTTTAGTAGGCTATAAAAAAGGAACTGATTGTATAATGGAGAGTACTAAGGCTGAGGCTGACTTAATTACTATTTTACAAAAAGAAAGTACACATACAATTGAAATAGTAAAATGAAAAAAATACTAATTGATTTTAAAAACAATCTAAGTGGATCGTTTAAATTTGAGAAAGGCGGTTACTCAGCGAGGAAACTAACAAGTGCAACTATTATATTAATGGTTGTAATTGCTCATTCGATTTGGCTAAAGCATTGTTTTGTTCATGAAGATTTTAGCCTACTAAGTGAGGTGTTGATTATTGATTATGGCTTTGTTGCTGCATTGTTAGGCATGACAACTTATAGCCAAAACGTATTAAATAAACAAAGTAAACATGACACTAAAGCTGAATAAACAAATGGTTGTACTGGCAGTTGCTATATTGGTGGTTTGCTTATTGCTATTTGATAAATGCAATAGTAAAGGCGAGGTTATTACCTACAATGGTACTGATAGCTTAAAGCAAGTAATTGTGGAGCAAACAAGGGTAAAGGATTCGTTATTAATTGCGGTTAAAAAAAAAGATACTTTAAGAGTTGAGGTAATTAAGAGGTATAAAGTACTAAAACACGATACTATTTATGCTAACATTTGCGCTCCGATAATTAAACTTTGTGATTCTATAATATTGGTCGATTCATCATTAATAACCGATTTAAAGCACGTTATTAAAGTTGATAGCGTAATTATAACCAACTACAAAAAAGTAGCTGAGATTGATTCCAATACAATCGTGGGGCTTAATAATGAGGTTAAGAAACACAAAAAGCATAAACGCTGGTTAATCGGTGGCATTATCGGAGTTGGTATAATTGCCGCTTTAAAGTAATAATTTAGATTGAGCATACTTTTGAATAAATAGACGAAAGATTATTAACTTTGTCTAAATTGCATAGCGTTGGGTTCTTATGATAGTTACCAATAGCCTCAAATGTTTCTTTCTCAATTTCTTTAACCCGTTCTAAAGTTACAAAGAAACTCATTTCTACGTTCTCATTTGTTAAGTGATTCATGATACCACTAACTCTATTAATAGTAGTACCGATTGCCTTAGCTATTTTATCATGTGAGTTACCCTCGATAATCATTTTCTTAACTGTTCTAATTTCATGTGCGGTTGCTTCCATTGTTTATTTGTTTAGATTTTAGGTAACTAATTTGGTTGGCGAGCGATTGGATTTGTTTATTAAATTCAGTGTGCGCACTTGTATGAATAATAGGGTCAATCTTAAACTTCATCTTTGTTACCTTATACAAAACAGACCGCCTGTCCTGAATGGCGCATTTAGTAGCATTTCTCATTTCAACACTATCTCCAAAGAAATCTTTTGGTAGATACTTCTCAACTATCCTATCCGCTTCTTGTTTTTGTTCTTCTGTTATGTTCATGTTATTTATTTAAAAAGTTAATTAATTCAACTGGCGGCATCGTATCTATTATTGAATCCTGCATTGCATCAATGTCAAATAGCTGCTCAATAGTTAGGCTATCTCTATGCTGTTTTAACTCATACTGGTTAATTGTATAGGCTTTACTTTCATTAGCTGATAGTAAGTAGCCAATCCAACATGATAGCCCTACAATTGTAGATAGGGCTAAAATGTTAGTTAGTTTAGTTAGTTGGCTCATTTAATTTGCAGGTTTTTATTAGTAACTAATACAGCACCCTCAACTTCAACACCTTGCTTAATTGCCTCTTTAATGGCTGTTTTGTTAGGTGTAGTTGTGGTTTTAGTAGTTAGGTATTCAGGTGCTAACTGAGCCTCATTAACTATCTCAACGCTTTCAGATTTACGGAACGATAACTTTAAAAAGCTGCTATCAACTTTCTCAATTCCGTACAATTGCATAGCATTGCTTATAGCTGTTTCCATGCGTTCAATTGCTTTCTCATTACGTTTCTTAATGTCAGTTAAACGTTTGATCTCTTCATTAACAGCATTTACTTCATGCCCTAATTGTTTAATGACATAGCCATAATTAACTGCTTTCTCTTGGAGTTGACTTTCATTAATTGCTAATTCCTGTTCTAATTCTGGAGTAACCTCACCCTCGCTAAGTTGATTAGCAAGGGATAAGTATTGTTGTTGTATGTTAAATAAATTCATAATTATTTGTTTTTTAAATTAGTTAATAATTCTACTGCTTGGTTAAATCTAAGGTCAAATTCTTCTTTAGTGGTGTAGTCGCTTTCTTTGTGAAATACATTACCCTCAATTAACATTAGGCATTGGATTTGAGGGTAATAACCTTCTGCTGTTACCGAAATAACATTATCCTTATCTATTGCATAGTAGTAAAATCTACCATGTTGAACTCTATAAAACGGGAAGGTAATTTCAATTTCCTCAGTTATTGCTGGTTGTAATACTCTTGTGATTTTCATATTATTTTAGTTTAAAAGTTTAGTTAATTCGTCTAATTGTGGTTTCAAAAGTGTGTATTTAGTCAATGCAGCCTTAACCTTATCTTTCTCACCTTTAGCAATAGCATCTAACATAGCAGCAAAAGCCTTATCTGTTAGCGGTGGTAACTCGGTTGCAGTAGCTTGAAATGGCTTAACAGGTTCTTTCTTAGTAGCCTCGTTTGCATCGTCATCGTCAATCTCTAAAGCTAACAAAGATGCTAAGGTGTATCTTCTAAAGTAAGTAATTGCAGAGCCTAATGGCTGAGGCTGTAACCCTACTGGCAAAGGTAATGACGATTCCAATACTTCGCTGCCATAAGTTAAGAATGTACTTACATTTCCATTAATTAGTGGCTGAGTTAATACGATTCCTACTTCTGAAAGTAATGGCTTAACCTCGCTAATGATTTGGGTTAAACTTGCGTAAGTGTTTTTAAAGTGTGGATTTTTAGAATCCTTTTTAATTACGTTTACTTTTTTTTGAAACTCCAGTAATTGAGTTTGTAGTGTTTTAGTTTCCATGATTTTGTTTAGTTTCCATGATTTTGTTTAGTTTAGAATGGTGAATTTTGAGTTAGTTTAAAAATAGTTAGTGAATTGTAATAGCGACCTTTAGATTCTCTGCCATTTAAGTTGGCAACGATTGTAACAATATCGCCTAAATTAACGCTATCTAATAGGCTTATTTTATCGTTAATAGCTTGGATGCTTATATCTTGCGGATACTTGCTGTCTTGGTCAATCGTTAATACCACTTCTTTTTTGGCAAATTTGTCGGTTACTTGCTCGGTTTGGTTTAGTACTTTAACAGTACCTTTGATTTCAATTGTCATTTTGTTTTTGTTTTTATTGGTTATTAATTGTTTGGTTCGATTTGCATTAGTGAATGGTAGTTGTCTTCAACGTAACTAATTAGCTTACTAATTGAATCGTTTTTCATTACTGTAAAATGGTGCTTATCTTCTTTGCCATCTTCATCAATATACCAGCACTCAAATTTAGCACTTAATCCCGATTCGCTAATCTTAACACGATAAGCAGGTGCAACGTGTTCGTTAATATCTGAATACTGATATTCAAATGATGCAAGTATTGAATTTGCCATTGCTTCATATTCCCCTTCTGTTTGTTTCATTGTTGTTGTTTTTAGTTCCATTGTTTAGATTGATTTGTGATTATTAATAATTTTTGAATGTAATCTTTTAATAGCTGACTTATATCCTTTGTCTTTTGATTTGATTAGGTCATAAGTTGGTGCATCTGTAAAGTGCATTAAGATCTCTTTACCATAATAAAGAGTTGATGCTGTCCATTGTCCGTAATTGATTTGTCTGAATGTGATTTGATTTTTCATATTGTTTAGTTTAGTTTAGTTAAAAAAAATTGATTTGATTTTTACCGCTGAAAATTGTGCTGTTTGACCAAAATTATAAGAGTTAAAAAACGCTTGTATTTCAGCTATTTGATTATTTGTTGTTGCCCATGTTTTTATTTTTTCAATACGTGGCATTATTTCTATTAATGCTGCATTATCGGAAGAGCAACCGTTCATTACATTAGCTTGTAAAATAACAGCTTTTTTTATTATTCTTATTGCTTCCATTCTTATTTCGTTAACGTTGTTCATATTGTTTAGTTTTTAATTATGCCACAAATATAGCGTTATTTATTTAATCACCAAAAAAAAGATATTAACATTAAAATTGTTAATAAATATAGCGTTATATTTAATTAATTATTTGTAGTTTTGCAAAAAAAAATATGAAACTATCTGAACAGCACGTTAAATACTACGACTTAAAAAAAGTACATGGCAGCCAAAAAAAGCTAATGGCACTATGCGGCATAAAACAACAACCAGTAATGAGTGAGATACTTAAAGGACATCGGCACGTTGCTCCTGCTAAAATTGGGGTTATTATTGAATATCTTAATGGGTTATAACGTTTTGCAGCTAAACGAGGTGGCTGATTAATACCTCGAAACTTTAATACGAAGAACAATGGATGAAAGAGACCACAAAGCTATGAACGAAGAAC